TCAGTCATTTCTTCTGCATAGACGTTGACTCTCATGGCAGGATCCTTACAGGAATGTTGTTCTCTTCTGACACCTGATTGTACTTGCGAATGAAGGCATCGTTCAAGTCGATACCCTCTTTCTTGCATAGAATAAGCAAGTAGGTAAGAGTGTCAGCACATTCCATTGCAAGCATTTCAACAAGTTCAGCACGTCTCTGAGGATGCTTCTTTCGAGCATGACCAGTGTCTACTCGCTTAATCTTCTTAGCCACGTTCGCAGCTTCACCTGCCTCTCCTGCTACAGCACCAGCCCATTCAAAAGTGGACCATTCATTAATGCCTGCTTCTCCATGAAAGTAGGGAAGACGCGCACAAGAGTAGTTCTGCATTTCTTTAAGACTAAGTGTCAATTTCGTTGTCATGTTGTTAGGCTCCTACAAAGGTGATTTCCGTTACCACTTTCATTCCCACTTCCATTTTAGGAACAGTTTTTGATGGGAAGTCTGCACCCCATATTCCTGGTATACTGAAAAGGAATTCCTTCTTACCATCAGGGTATACAACCCATTGCCTCCAGAGAATTTGTTTAGGGTCGTCCTCTCTTGTAGCTATGTTTTGAGTAAAAGTCATCATAGTTAGGCCGCCTTCTTTTCGGGTGGAGGATATTCTTTCATCTTGCCCCAGTAGATTCCTGTCTTAGCTTCTGCAATGAACGGAATACGTGTGATTCCCCATTTCTGCGGTACAGCTTCCATAGTAGCCTTTGTGTATTCGTATGTCTCTTGGATAAGATCATCGTTCATTGGAATCTCTAAGTAAAGGCCATCATAGACCAGATTGACCATCCGCACTCCCCACCTGCGTAGTTGATCTTGTGCATCTATTGCACCTTGTGCTGTAATACTGGCAGCAATAGACTGATGGGGGAAGTTAGCTGCTTCGTTCCCAATAGCCTTGATCCTCATAGGATCATGCCCAACGGGTCCGAACCTTCTCTTATACCCAAACATAGTCTGAAGGATCTTGCCTTGCAGAGGAGCTTTGCGACATTCATTGATGAATGCTTCAGCAACTGGGAATTGAGCAAACCAAGCGTCGATATACTTCTGTGCCTCTTGAACAGAGATTTTGAACTCTTGAGCAAGTGAGAAGGCTTCTCTACCGTACACAATACCGAATGTAACTGCTTTAGCTCGCATATACTGTTCGTGGTTGTATCCTTTACCGAAGAACTTTTCGGACACAATCTTGTGAATAGACTTGCCTGCCGTTTCGTATATCCGACAAAGGTCTGGATCGTTTGACAAGACAGCGAGTGAACGAAGCTCGGCTTGGTTCAAGTCAAGCTCCATAAGGATGTAACCGACTTCAGCCATAAACTGGTTACGCAGAGCAAGGATACGTTGAATGTTGAACATGTTCGGTTCTTTAGAAGCAAACCGACCGCTGGTGGTTCCATGGATTAGAATACTCTGGTGTACCTTGTTGTCAGGACAAATACTCTCTTCAATGCCGTCAATGTATGTACCTAGAGTCTTCTTGTAACCTCTGTACTTAATGATGGCTTCTACTGCAGGATGTACTTTGGGTTTGCCTTTCTCATCTACAATACCTTCAACAAACGTACTTGTAAGAGTCTGTTCATTAGTTGAGAGCACCTTTCCATTTGCAAGATCTAACCCACCTACGTACAGAAGTTTCTGTACTTGCTGCCAACTACCAGGATTGATCTCGCGACCAAGTACTTCTTTGGCATGTTTGTTTACTCTTGCCTTGCTGAGCTCAACAACTTTAGTCCACCGATTACGATTCTTGACAAACTGTGGCCTATTAGCCGACATGCCATTTGATTCCATCTCCCAGCAGATCTCGTTTGCCTTGAGGAGAGACTTCGTATAGCATAGTTCGAGCTTGGAATCCTTCTTGACTAGAGGACGTAACTTGTGGAAAACTTGCAGAGTTGAGCTTAAGTCCTTGGCTTGATACCTGTATAGTACCAACGGCGGTACGAGGGAGTAGGGAGAATCCTTTTTGGGTAACCAGCTATCAAGAGCAGCTTTCCAGTCGGGCGCTCCAAGTCTGCTAGCAGCAATTTGTTCAAGGCCATGTATGCCTCTCGTCTCCTCAATTGCATAGCTAAGTAAGCCCGTGTCTTCATCAACTCTGGCTTCATCATAACCTTCGCGAGTTCCTCCCTCAGTAATGAAATGCTTGTTAAGTTGCCATGTACTCTCTTGTCTGCCTTGGTGATGATCGTGTTCGTATCTAAGCCACCCAATGTCAAACTTGCCGAAGTGATAGATCCACTTCCCTCGTGTCACACCCCTTTTGAATATATCTCCAAGATACTTGAATAGGTGCGGTGGGACAATATAACCGGTTTTAGGATCCACACAAAAGCCGATTGATAGTATACGACCTCTTTGAGACTTGAGGTCGTGTGTTTCAATGTCACACGCAATATATTCCGCTGGAGAGACAATGTCGATAAGATTGCGAATGTCACGTTCTGTCTCCATCAGCATACAGTCAGCATCTACATACTCAAGTGATGACTTGCCTTTTATCATCTCTACTGCCAGACTGCAATCTCGTTTGAACAGAGGCATACTGTATCCGCCACGAAGAATAGCGGCAGGGTGAACACAAGCTATTATACCATTCTCAGCTAAGGGAGTGGCAAATTGTTGCCCACGAATCTGTGTGATCTTGTAATCATAGTTTCCAGTTACAGACCATACAGCTGCGTTGCCTAAGGCAAGAATAACTTTACGAGGATGCAGGGCAATTTCTTGGCGAACTCTGTTCGCACAGGAGTGTGTAGAAGTCTTTAAGTTACTAACATCCTTTTCTTTGGGCATACATTGAACGGCATTGGTTATAAAAGGCTCTACGTTAAGACCAACTTCCTGTAGGACCTTTTTTAATAGTACACCTGAGTCCCCAATGAATGGAAGGTTTCTGGCAACTTCTTTCTTGCCAGGACTTTCTCCTACGATGACAAAGGGAGAATCAATAGGCCCACGAGAATTGCAAGTACGTGATTTATAGGGACAACCTTTGCAGTTCACGGGCCTTGTATTGGCAATATCACGTCCGTTAAAGAGTTCTTGCAGAACTGGGTTTGTTATGTCATTCACGTCAACCAGCCTACTTCTTTTCAGGGCGTTCTTCAATCCACCTACGTGCAAGCTTCAGGTTTTCGATCATAAGAGGGGTAGTAACATTTACTTCATGCCACCAGTTGCCTCTTTTCGGATACATGTCTGCAGTAAGCCTAAACTGCATACCGTAGTCTGCAATTCGTAAAGGTACTGCACTGTCAATACCTGCAACGTAATCCATCCGAGTACAAAGAATATCATCACAGATATCGTCACTGAACCCTAGTTGATGGAACTTACAGTCTGGGTAAAGTGCTTGAAGTGTAAGAGTGATATCCCGTCGACTCTTCAGAATGGGAGTAAAATTACGAGCAATGCCAATCCACTTAATTGCCTTTTCCCCTTGGAAGTTCTCTGCACACTTTACGATCTCCTTCCAGTTTATACCTTGTGGCACAAACATTAGAGGGAATGGTTGCCCCCATTTGTTCTGGTTCTCTCCATGTACAGCCCATTGTCTGAGAGCTACTTCAACAGCGCGGCACGTCTGATCATAGTTTAACAGGACATCAGGAAGTACTGGTACCACTTCACGACATGTACTGAAAACTTTACAGGCATCAATCATCTTGCTCACGGAGAACTCTGGCATGCCTAATTCAATGACAGAGTTATCAACTATGACTGTATCGAACTGATGCTTGATGTTGAAGAGCTTGTAGAATCCTGCAGAGTGCTCAAGCACATCATGTGCAAGTACAAGATGGTAATTGCCCAGTTGGTTTACTTCTTCCAACTGCTTAAGGATCTTAAGGGGTGCAACTGGAGCAAACAAACCACCCATGTTACAAACTCCTTACTTTAGCCAATGAAAGGAATTCAGCTCGAGCACTTGGCTCGCTAAGAAATATACCTTTGATACTGGAGGTGGTAGTTATAACCCCCGGCGAATTCACCCCTCGGCAGGCCATACAATCATGTTCTGCTTCGATCACAACCATTACCCCCTTAGGTTCAATGTGATCGTTAAGAGCTTCTGCAATAGTGTCGCAGATATGTTCTTGTAAGCTGGGCTCACTGACTCCAACAGCTTGGACCAACCTCCATAACTTACTGAGCCCTACTACTTTCTTGTTCGGGATGTAGCCCACACAAGCTCTGCCTGTAGCAGGAAGCAGATGATGTTCACACATCATTCTGAATGGGATCCCAGACTGAATAACCATTGCACTTTCATCAGAGTCAAAACCTGGCCCCATAATTTCTTCAAAGTCCAACTGCTGATGAAACTCAAGCAAATACTTCGCGAACCGTACTGGAGTATCTTTTACACTTGAGTCCGTTAAATCCATCCCAAGACCTTCAAGTATAGGCCTCATGTGTGCAGCAATGGCATTGGCCTTGTCTGTAAGGTCCCCTAGGTCCTCAATCTCACCAGCGTCTCTTAATGTGTGCAGTAAGTTCATGGCTATCTTCCTTTCTCATTGCCCCATAAAAGCACATGCATCTGAGGTAGAAAAATTGTATCATGAAGTATAGGCTCTTTGCTGATGTCTTCGTAGAGCAAAGCCATACGATCAAGCAATTCCCCTTTGAAATAGTACTTCCCGTCACAAAGCTCATTATGATCCTGTGGAGTGTTGTCTACACCCGGTATGGGTGGGTTTGGATTACCAAGTGATAGGTACATTGGGAGTGTCGGGTATTCGAGGTGAAGCTCTTTGGCAAATTCAATGTCCTGCTGATCGAATATGACAATCTTTAATGTCACCTCCCGATCAACATTGTAAAGGCTAGGTGGTATGGAATAGAAAGCATTATGTACAAACCGTTTGAATTTTTCCGGTTCAAACTTCTCTCCCATTCCTGGGCCTTTAGGTGACACCGTAATGTAATCACAGAGACCCACCCATTGCCGCCAAAGAGTGCCCTGGGTTTCTACAGCCACTTTCCATCTCTCCCGATGGAGTCGCATTATCAAGGGCAGAAGTTCCCACATAACAGGATTACCCCCTGAAAGGGTAAGCATCCTACAGTGCCCAGCAATGCTGGTGAGCTTGTCGTAGATCTCGTCATGTGTCATAGGTGTGCTGTTCTTTTTTATAAGTTCCGGCAAGACAGCATGAAGAGAGTCACATTTAGTGCAGCGGTAATCACAGCCGCCTAAGCGGAGGAACATCGTCTGCATACCAATTACAGCACCCTCACCTTGTAAAGTGGGGCCAAAAATTTCTGAGACCAGGATCTTTCGCTCTTCTTTTACTTGTTCTTGTTCAGTCGCCATAGTGAGTACTTCCTGATGAGTTCAAGCATGCCCCTGAGTTCCCGCCATGCTCTCTGACTTCAACAAGTCTCAGTGTGACACGTTCCTGATAGTGTTTGTGTGTCCATTCATTAACATGGTCGAAAATCATTTCAGCAAAGCCTTCACAACCTGTCCGTTTGACAGCCTGCATATCAATTAGACCTCGACGACGTAAATGTTCAAATTGAGTGAACTCTGGATCGTCTCTTGCCACCAAAGTTTTGTGGTCAAATGTATCCATAAGCCATTCTTTGATTTCCTTGAGACCACCGAAGTCTACAACCCAACCATTTTCATCCAGTACGCCGGCGATGAATTCAATTCTGACTTGCAAAGCATATCCATGTAGTTTGTTACAGTGTGACATAGCCTTATGCTGACGAAAGCAACAGCTCAATCCAACACTATGTTCATAGGTTTTGGTTGAGATAAAAACCTTGCTCATTTTGCGTACACCGTTGGATCTTGTACGCCAGCTAGTTGAAAACCTCTAATGCGTGCTAAACAGGTGGGGCATTGACCACAATGTAGTCGTTCACCTTTATAGCAAGACCAGGTTGTACACCAATCGACTCCAAGTATTTCTCCCCTCCGAATGATTTCAGACTTCCTAAGCCACATGAGTGGAGTGTGAAGACGAATGCGCTGGTAAGTACCGATAAAGATAGCACTAGACATGCTGCCGATAAACTCAGGAGTACAGTCTGGATAAGCCCAATTCTGCGCATCCTCAGCATGGGCACCGAAGTATATGCCATGTTCAAATCCCTCTCCATCGAGTCCCTCATTTTTGAGAGTGCCATGGACATGAGAGGCCAGGAGCGATAGCATCAGTCCATTCCTAAACGGAACATATGTTGGACTTACTCCTTTGATTTTGTCATAGGACGTATGTGGTACCTTCGCCCTCTTGTCTGTCAGCATCGTCTTTGGAACGATGTGCTTTAAACTTAGTATTTGGTGATGAATACCTGCTTGGTTACATGTCTTTTTGGCGTATTGCAATTCCTTTTTATGTCGTTGCCCATAATCAACACTGATGGCCCGGACTTCATCGAACTCGTTATAGGCAATTGCCAAACAAGTAGTACTGTCAATCCCTCCTGATAAAAGTACATATGCTACATTGTTAGCTAGCCTCTTTGGATTCTTTGTCATCTGATTTTGATCCCTTGCAAGTACGGTGGGATTTTGGATTTCTCAGTTGGTGTCTGAGTTCTTGGTTGACCCTCTTTAGGGGTAATAACTGGCTCTTGTTTTGGCTGTACAGGAGGGGGAGTGTAGTTCCCTTCTTCAAGGAATCGTTCGACCTCGGAAAGCGTAACCTTCCGCATCTTACCGACCATAATGATTCGGAGCTTACCCTCGTTTGCAAGTCTACGCGCTATTGGGTAAGATATGTCAAGAAAAGTGCAAGCCTCACGCAAGCTGATGTGACCATCCGCAAGTTTTGCACCAAACGTTTTTCGAGCCATAAACTACAATCCCTCTACCTGTGCTACCAATGATTCCTAACTGGGCTGCTATGAATTGTCAGCTAGGAATGCATTGCCTGATTTGCCGGCTTCACCACCAAGGCTGGCGCCTACAGCTGGCATCCACCGCTTAACACGGTTTTGCAATTGATCCTGGTACTTCTCAATTCCCAGTCGAACACGAGCTCTTTGGCCAAGCATGTCGCCGTCTTCAGCAACCTTTTTGGCATCGAACTTCTTACTGAACAAGTCGGGCTTCAGAATCTTCAATGCACTGTTCGTGCCCGGTAGTGCCTTTGGACTGAAAGAGAGATGCGTATAGACCTTACGTTTTGCATACTCTCCGTCCTCGACTTCCAGAATAACAGTCCACATAGGCTGTTGAGAACTCTGACTGAGACCGTAATCGCATGAGTCAACGATCACGTTGTAGTCACCTTTCGGAAGCGCTTCAAATTTGAATTCACCAGCTTCCGACAAGTCGACCATACTAGACTCATCACCATCAGCGATGGTTTCGTCTTCACCAGGACGTTCTATCATTGTGAGTTCCTTTTTACAGTTGACAAGGTTTGCAAAAGGCATTATGCCTTCTGCGTAGTTAACCCCAACCCTTTACAGATCTGTAACATGGTGGGGTTATCGAAGTAGTCCTCTTCAAAGGACGCCTTACGATTCTTTGCGGCAAACTTACCTACAGGCTGAACCCATAATCTATGGGTATCATCAGTAGTAGAGTCAGCTGCCGGAATCTTTTGGAGGAAACCTACGATGTCAACGAAGCCCTGCACCTTCTCACTGGATTGACCCAGAAGTTGTGGAGCATAGTGCATCTTTTTGGTTTCGTCCTGAGTGTATTGACGTTGACAGATCATCAAGACATGCATTGGCAAGTCTCTAAATGATCGCATCATAAGTTGTGTACGGTTCAGAATCTGGTTGTAATGAGGCCATTCCTGATCTGGAATTTGTGCATCCAAAGAATGCTCCGCTTTCATCCCTAGAATGTTGTACATTGTAAATGCCTGAATTTCTGTTATGCTATCCACAATGACTGTATGAAAACGTTTCGCTGGGCCTTCAATGTCGTAACCGACTGCCCGTTCTAATTTCTTAAGCCCCTCTTCATTGTTTGCATCCCGATACATACAATGAGCAACCAACCAATCTCTGACCTTGGAAACTTGTGACACATTGTCAACTTGAACTGTGAAAAGACCTCCTTTGTTCTTAATACGAGGTGTCTCTTCAATAGTCATTTCACCTTTCTCAGCAGACAACATGAAGACGTCACACATTGCAGGAACATCAACTGATGAACCACAAAGTTCAGTCTTACCAGCACCATGTGCTCCGTAAACTAAGAGCTTAATCCACTTGTGTCTGGTCTGTAAGCTTGAAAGTATAAAGGCAGGCGGAGGTGGTGGTGCAGGTGCTTTTTCTGGAGCTTTGCCTTGTACTATTGTGGTGTTAGGGGGTGGTGTGGTTGGCTTGACCCCAACCACGACTGGTTTGGCGGCGGGACCATTAGTTTTGGCTGCGTTGGGTACTGGAGCAGGGTCCGCCATGGATCTCTTCCTCTTTGATGTTCTGATGGTTCGAAGTTGTCTTCTATTTCAGATTCCCAGTCAGACCCGTCATCCAAATTAATGCAAGCTTCACGCATGTCACACCAATGACACATACGATCGGGATTCGGGTACAGAGGGAGCTCAGGATTCAGCATGTCAGTCACTTCCATAAGGATCTTGACACCTTCAGATTGGAGTGACTGTTGATTACGAAGGATCTTGTCGCGACGAACAAATCCATCGTAGTCTGGGTTCTCTTGAGCAGCTATAGTATTAAGGAAGTCTACATAGTCCTTTGGTGCTCTTTGAATGTCACCGTATATCCTGATAAGACTATCTCTATACTGCCTGTGAGTTGTCTTCTGATTGTCAGCCAGGCTAAGCTTGCCACTTTTTAAAAGTCTTGGTTCAGAGGGCACATCTTTGCGCCACTGCATATAGATGCAACCAACAACAGGTCTTCCGTATAGCATTTGAGCTGCCCAACAGTATGACGTGACTTGTGGATCAGTCAGGTAGTGCATTTCGAAAA